CATCGTGAGCGAAGCGAACCCGCCGAAGGCGAATAGCGCAAGCGGAAATGCTCCGCAGGAACCATCGGTAGATCGCGACAAAGTCGCGCCTAAAACAGTTACCACTTGATGTAACTGTATGGACTGACACCGTCAAGGTGGAAGTCCACTAAAAAACAAAAACAAAAAGGGCTTAAAATATGCAAACAATCTTAATAAAAATAACCATTGGACTGCTAAAATCAACACTAATACCTTTAATAACTAAATTTCTAGAAAAGAAATTAAAACAAATTGACATCGATAAAATATAACCCCAGGAGAACTACCATGCAACGCAGATCAAAACTATCAAAATCAAAATCACGTAAATACTTCAAAAAAACCGTAGATAAAGTACATAAATTCAATACTACTGCTCCAATTCAACGCGGCGGCTTACGACTATAAGTCATGCCTTGCTACCATCCGCTAAAGGCTTACCGCAGAACAGACTGTAATACTCTCTCATTCAATAAACATGGACAATATACGAATATTGCAGCACCTCTCTCCCTACCTTGTGGCCAATGCACTGGCTGTAGACTCGAACGGTCTAAACAATGGGCAATACGATGCGTACACGAAGCATCTCTCCATGAAAAGAATTGCTTCATCACACTTACCTACAATAACGAAAACTTACCTAAAGACTTTTCTCTAAACAAACGCGACTTTCAGCTATTCATGAAACGCCTTAGAAAAGCACATCCTAATAAAACCATAAGATACTACCATTGCGGAGAATACGGCGAACCAACAGAGTTCAATAACCACATCGCCAGACCTCACTATCACGCAATAATATTCAATCATGAATTCAAAGACACAACCTTATGGAAAACTAAAAGAGGAACTAAACTATATACCTCTCCAGAACTAGAACGCCTATGGCCTCAAGGCTTCTCAACAATCGGCACCGTAACTTACGACTCCGCAGGATATGTCGCTCGTTACTTACTAAAAAAACTTAACTTATCCGATAAATCAAAACCTGGCGTAAAAGAACGCCATCAAAAACAATATACACACGTAGATCATAAAACCGGGGAAACTTTCCCCTTACTACCCGAATATACAACAATGTCCAGACGACCTGGCATCGCTCGCGACTGGTTCGAAAAATGGGGCAATGACGTCTTTCCAAACGACTCTGTCGTAATGCAAGGAAAGGAACGCACCGTCCCTAAATTCTATGATACAATCTATCAAAACAACGAACCTGAAAAATTCGAAATCATTAAAAACAAGAGGGTAAAAAATATGCAAAAACACGCAAAAGATAACACCCCCGATCGTCTCGCAAGCAAAGAGATCGTAAAAACTGCGCAGATAGGAAAACTGTATCGTGAATACGAACAATCTAATTAAATACTTAAACCTATCCAAAAGGAAACCAAACATGAAACTAAATATCTACTCAATGTATGACCAAGCGGCACAAGCCTACCTCCCACCCGTATACTTAGAAAACGACTCTGTCGCAAAACGGGCAATACAAAACGCTGTCAATACACCAGAACACCAATTCAACCAAAACCCTGCAGATTACACCCTATTCCACCTTGGTGAATGGGACGACTGCACAGCAACAATTACAATGCTAAAAACCCCTAATGTTCTTGCTAAATGCAACGAACTCATAACCCCTACGGAGTAAAAATATGAAGTCAGTCATGCAACACAAATTCAGCCAAGTACCAAAAGCTGAAATCCAACGCTCAAAATTCGACCGTTCTCACGGCTTAAAAACTACATTTGATGCTGGACACTTAGTACCAATGTTCACCGACGAAGTCTTACCTGGTGATACATTTAACTTACGCACGACTGCCTTCGCACGACTAGCAACACCCCTATTCCCTCTCATGGACAATATGTTCATGGAAACTCATTACTTCTTTGTACCCAACAGACTACTTTGGGACAACTTTAAAAAATTCCACGGCCAACAAAACAACCCTGCAGACTCTATAGACTTTACAGTCCCTATCATGACATCTCCTGCAGGCGGCTATACTAACCAAACACTTTCCGATTATTTCGGAATCCCTACACAAGTCGCAGGCCTAGATCACATCTCACTATATCACAGAGCCTATAACTTAATCTACAACGAATGGTTTCGAGACGAGAACCTACAAGACTCTGTTGTCGTAGACAAAGATGATGGCCCCGACTCACCAACAGACTACACATTACTAAAACGTGGCAAAAGACACGATTATTTCACATCAGCCCTACCATGGGCTCAAAAAGGCGACTCTGTCGGCTTACCACTCGGCATTTCTGCACCAATTGTGTCAGACTCTGATTTCACTTCATCTCCGAGTGTTACTTCTCATATTTCTATATTAGACTCTTCTGGTAATAAGCATTTTATGAATGCTTTAAATACTAATTTAAGAGGTTCTGCAACAATAGATCCTGCGTTACCGAATACTTATGCGGATCTAACATCTGCAACTGCTGCAACAATTAACCAACTACGCCAAGCCTTTCAAATACAACGCTTACTAGAGCGTGACGCTCGAAGCGGAACAAGATATACAGAAATCATTCGCTCACACTTTGGCGTAACCTCACCAGACTCAAGACTTCAACGCTCAGAATATTTAGGCGGCGGATCTTCAATGGTAGACATCTCACCAATTCAGCAAACTTCTGAATCAACTGCCGCATCACCTCAAGGCACACTAACTGCACAAGGAACAGCCAATCTACATAATCATGGCTTTACTAAATCCTTCACAGAACATGGCGTTATCATCGGCTTAATCTCTGTACGTGCAGACTTAACATACCAACAAGGATTAAACAGACGCTTCTCGCGTCAAACTCGCTACGATTACTACTACCCAGTACTAGGCAACATCGGCGAACAAACAATCTTAAATAAGGAAATATGGGCGGACGCAACAGCTAACGACGAATTAGTATTCGGCTATCAAGAACGTTATGCTGAATATCGCTACGAACCATCTAAAATCACTGGCAAGTTCAGATCTAATGATGCCCAATCGCTTGACGGATGGCACTTATCACAAGACTTTGCCTCACTACCCGTACTAGGAGATACCTTTATCAAAGAAACTCCACCAATTGGACGCGTCGTCGCTGTACCTAGCGAACCAGAATTCATTCTCGACTGCTATCACCAATTATCATGTGCTAGACCAATGCCAATCTACGCCGTTCCAGGCATGATGGACCACTTCTAATGTGGGGCGCACTTGGCGCTGCAGCGATTGGCTATCTAGGCCAACGCTCAGCTAATAAAGCTAATTCCGCGCAAGCGGCACGCTCTATGGCGTTCCAAAAGGAAATGGCTAAAAACGCACATCAATACGAGGTCGAAGACCTCAAAAAGGCCGGCTTAAATCCCTTACTCTCCGGAACCGGAGGAAAAGGTGCATCCGCTTCAGGCGGTGCACAAGCCAAAATCGAAAACGAAGCTAACTCAGCTATGACTACACGTCTATTGAATGCACAAGCACAAGCAACAAAAGCATCTCAATTAAACACTGAGGAACAAACTAAACTTATCAAATATGGCTTACCAGGTAAAACCGTGGGTACTCTAGCCATTGATAAAACACTTGGTGCTCTCTCCGATCTATCAACACCAACATCAGCAAAAGATTCAATCTCAAAAACAATAACTAAAAATCGTTTAAATCAACGCAAAAACATAAAACTACGATCAAAACGATCAACAATAATACCTAAATCAAAATCAACTAAAACGAAAACCCGACGTGGTTATCGTTAAAAATCAAAAGGATAGATCATGAAAAGAACTAACGGCACCAAACGCTTCCAAATCAAATTCGACCAAAACGACGGCCGAACTCAACAACATCAAAAAGATGAATGTGATATCAATCTCATCATCAAACGCCATACTCCAGAGCAAATCGCTCTAATGGCAACACAAAACGAAGGCCAATATGGCGACGCAACATCCGTCGACTATCACGACGCACAAAACATTATTGCTAATGCAAATACAATGTTCAACGAATTACCGTCGGAACTTCGTAATCAATTCGACAATGATCCCGCACTATTCCTAGATTTCACATCTAACGAAGAAAATCACGCAGAAATGCGCAAAATGGGAATCATGTCACCAGAAGTAATAACAACTTCTTCTGAATCAATCGTGAGCGAAGCGAACC